ATGATATAATACTTCAAAGGAAATATTATGCCCTCAGACGTAACGTTCATACACCCTTCATATACAGCACACGAAAAGCAATTAAGGTTAGTTGATGATATATACAACGGCATTGACACCGCACGTAAGCATATAGGTAAGCTTCGTAATGAGTATGACGACTTATATACTGAGAGGGTAGAAGCTGCGACACTTGACAACTTTGTTGAGCGTATCACAACCGCTATGTCGGGAATGGTAAACAGAAAGCCAGTAGCCTATGAGGACGTACCCGAAAACATCATTGAAGCTATGAATGATATTAATGGAGAAAACAACCTTAACCAGTTCAATAAGAACATAACCGAGATGGCTATTAAAGACGGCAAGACTTATATTTTAGTTGACGTTCCACTAATGGGGGGCGACCCATATTTCTCTAATATCCTACGTAAGCAAGTAACCAACTGGAAGAAAGACGAGAACGGCTTGTACACACTCGTAGTTATCAAAGAGAGTTACGAGATGCCCGATGGACGCTATGGGTTTGAAGTTAAGCCACAATACCGCGTATTAGATGAGGTTGGCAATGTTGAGATATGGCGCGAAGTCACTAGCCAAGGTTGGATTATGGCTGAGAGCATTATCACATCATATAACTTTTGCCCCTTCTTTGAAATGGATGTTGAGGCTACACCGCCACTATATGACATTGCTAAAATCAATGCTAAACACATGAACTTCACAAGCCTTAGAGATAGATTTCTAAAAGAAGCACTTGACCCTATTTTGTTTGGGCAAAACCTAGGTATTACAGATGAGGGCGACAAAGACAACCCTACAATTATCATAGGTGTTAATCAAATGATGAACACAGACAATGAGAACTCTAATCTATCGTGGGTTGAACTCGATGGTTCTAACTATGATGTGAGTGAGAAGCACCTTGAGAAACTAGAAAACGATATGGCCGTAAGAGCCTTAAAGCTTCAGTCAGATGGGAGTAGCACTAAGACAGCTACACAAGTCGCACAAGAGAACAACGAAAGCAGCTCACGACTTAACGACATAGCCTCAGACTTAGAAAGTACACTTAACCAAGCTGTAAATGCTTATAGTCTTATCAGATACTCAAAAGAGTTAGTCGGAATGATTGAAGTTAATCGTGACTTTAATAGCTCAATCATTGACAGCAACGCATTAACAGCACTCAACACGCTTGAAGTATCAAACAACATCACTAAGCGCACATTGCTTAAAGCATTAAACCATAGTGAGTTGGTACACATTGAAGATATAGATGAAGAAATTGACGAATTAGAACAATTAGAAGCTGATATGACGGAGATTGAAGATGCTAGAATTCAGCAGTCACCAACTAAGCAGGCTTAGACCTGACGCGGAAAGAGTTTATAGAGCTGCATTAACTGAGGCTTATAAGTCTATCTCTATTAAACTACTAAATAGCAATATAGTCACACGTAAACGGCTTATTGTACTCATTAGAGAGATACAAGCCGAATTGTATGCTTTAAATGCAGACTTTGCAGAAGCCTTATCTGATGAGGTAGCCGACATTATTGCGATAGATGCTGAATACACTTACCAAGAACTTAACCGACCTTTACAGATAGCAGTGGCAGGGGCAAGCCTTACACGACTTCCCATAGGAACATTAAAAGAACTTACCGACTTAAAGACTATGGTGTTTTATCGTACTAATGCCAAGGGTGTCACGCTAGAGATGAATATTAACCCCGATGCAATGCTGCGTTCTATCGCTAAAGTACAAAGTGAGAAAGTTAAGGCTATTATTATGGCGGAGTATGCCCAGGGTCACAGCATGGAAACCATAGTTAGAAAACTTAGACCTTTCGTAACTACTAAGTCTAAGGCAAACGTGAGAACCGTAGTGCGTACATTATTAGCACAAGCCTCACAACAAGCAAGCAATAAGTTCTATTCTGAGAACGAGGACTATATAACAAATTATATATTTGTAGCTACTTTAGACAGTATTACTTCAAACGTATGTCGCGCCTTAGATGGTAGACGCTTCACCGATAGAGCGCAATGGCATAATCCACCACTTCACCCGAATTGTCGCTCAAAGCTCAATGCAGTATCTAAAGGCTATGAGTTAGGAGAGCGTCCGATTGTCTTGCCTGATGGCACCATTGAACGTGTAAAAGATAAGGGCTTTACCTATGCCGATGCTCTAAAGCGTTTCCCTCAACTAGCTAACAAGTCACCACTCACTTATGACCAGTATGTGGCCTCACTCAACTTATGATATAATTTTCTTAGCAAAGTAATGCAATTTACAGTCTAAGGAATGACTATGACAGAAGAAGAGATTAAAGCCCTACAAGATACTAATAACGATTTAGTAGAACGTGTTAATCAGTTGGAAAGTATCAACGTTGATTTAGTAGCTCAAAAAAAAGAGTTTAAGCAAAAACTTGAAGAGGGACTAACCGATGAAGATGCTAAGACAGAGATTAATAGCTTAAAAAACTTGTTAGCAGGTGTTGAGGATGAGCGCAATGGGCTTATTGCTGAACATAGCAAGCAAGTAAACGGTATGAGAATGAAAGACTTGTTACGTGAAAGCGGTATCAAGGCTCAAAACTCAGACGCGCTGGAGGCTTTATCTGGTCTTGTATTAGATGGCTCAACTTATGAAGATGGGTTTACGTGGAAGAATGAAGATGGTTCAACTCGATACAATGAGGATAAGAAGCCATACGGTGTTATCGACCGCGTTAATGAGTTAAGAGAGGGCGATAAAAGCTATCTCTTTCAACCAATTACGGGAGGTGGTGCAGCTGAAACAATCAGCACCGCTCCTAGCAAACCTAGCATTAATGACATTATTAATGCAGGGTTAAAATACTAAGGAAATATTATGCCTAATGAAGCAACACAAACAAGTTTTATCATTTATGATGAAGAATTTAACAGCTCACTTGTAGAGCGTCTACGTGTAAACCTTGACGTTTGGAACGGAAACACTTTTGGCGGTCTTGTTTTAACTACTAAGAACCTAATGGGACACTTTAATAAAGTATCAATGTACAAAGCATTAGCTACGACAGTTGTTAAAGAGCTTGACCCTAGAGTTGATGGAACTACATCATGGGATACTTTTGAAGCTTTTGAAAATGCTTCTGTTAAAGTTAAACGTGATGTAAACATCAAGAAAGCAGTTGATGCGTTTCGTGTTATGCTTAAAGAGCCTAATGCTACATTCTCACAAGTAGTTGGTGCGCTTACAGCTGACCTTATTACTAAAGATGCGATTGAAACTGGTTTATCTGCTTTAAGTGGTGCTATTGAAAACGATTCTTCACATATTTTAGGTGACAGCACAAGCGCAATGTCATTTAAAGACGTTAATAAAGCTCAATTTGTTTATGGCGACCAATTCTCTGATGTAGTTTGTATCTTAGTTCACTCTAATACAGCACGTGCATTAGTTGACCTTAACATTGATGAGAAACTAGACAGCGTAGCAGGCTTCACTATTCGTACTGGTAACTGGGCTACTTTAGGTATTCCCGTAGTAATTGCAGACCTTGACGCGCTTAAGAACGGTGCTAACTATGATGCTTTATTCCTTACTGGTGGTGCATTAGTTGTAGAAGCTTCTGAAAGCGTTGATGCGTTTACTCAAGTGGACTTGGAAAGCAGACCAGCACAACTTAAATTTAAGCGTGAGTGGGCATACAATGTAGGTCTTAAGGGTTATACTTATGATACTGCTAAGGGTGCATATCCAACGACTGCTTTGCTTAAAACTGCAAGCTCGTGGGTTAAGACTTGTTCTGACGATAAAGACTTACCATGTGTTAAGTTTAAAGCAGTAGCTACGGCTTAAGGGGTAAATTATGGCACATAGTGAATTTCACGACATACCTTACTTTAGTACTAAGTTTTTTTGTACTCCATTCTTTAAGCAGCCATTCTTTGAACACAATGCGTTCTTTCAGGGAATGGGTAGTGCGTGTGGCGGAGGCGTACATGTCCCCGTAGCCGATGGCACGCCTAGCGTAGTGCGTTCACACATCGAGGAAGCTTCTTTCAATGATATTCAAATTGTATTTGATGAAGAGCTAGAAGCCTCCCCAATAACGGGCGACTTAACACTAGCATTTTCTGCTATTGTAGATGGAGGTACACCATTAGAACCCCTATTTGTAGTAGTACACGGCAAAGGTGTTATATTGTCTTTCCCTTCATCGTTTGGCGCGGGACAAGTCGTTACATGGGCTTATGATGATACAACGGGAACTACTATTAAAGCTAAGAAAGCACCGTATGACAGTATAGACAATCAGACCTATGCCGTTCAGAACAATGCGACCTCAGCAGATGCGCCTATGATACAAGCTGATGAAGTCAACATTAACGCTAATGAAGAAGAAGCAGCGTGTGATGCTAAACCTAAGAAGCGTAAGGCTAAGAAGTGAAACCCTTAGTATTAGTAACGCTAATTATTTTTAGCGGTTGTACAATGCAAACATCAACAGTTGACATAGAACACATGCACGGAGATATAAATATGAAGGAGGACAGTAATGGCACTTATAATATACCCAACGCAGAATTGGAACTCCTTCGCTGACTTATCTAGCTTAATAGCTTCTGCTACTGTTATGTATCCAGTTGAGGTGCAAGCCTTTATATCGTTACCACCTGAATACCAAGAAGCGTTTGCAAGTCACGCAGGGCTTTATATCAAAACGTGTCCTAAGATTACTTACCCCGACCCGATATCAACTGACTTTATAGCAGCACAGTCTGCTTTAATGCTATCAATGTCGGTAAGTGGTAGTGGTTTACAGCGTAATGGTAATGAGAGAGCTATAACTTCTGAAACGGTTGATGTACTTAGTGTGACCTATGACGTTAATTTTAAAATTGATGGATATGTTGCGCCTGAGTATGTATATCGACTACTTTCCCCTTACGGGTGTAAAGACCCACTTAAGAGCGGTGGCTTTATGCAGATACCCTTAGGTAGAAACTAATGGCATTTTCTGACCGTATGAAGAAATTAGGACAAAAGCTAATTAACAAGTATGGGAATGATGTTATTTATGTCATTAGAGAGAATTGTAGTTACGACCCCAGTGTAGGCGAGAATGTTTGTACTGAGGTAAAATCTCAGATTAAAGCTACTTTCACTAATTTTTCAATTGATGAGTTAGCAGGGGATAACGTGCAAGCTGAGGATATACTCATATTAGTAGCTGAGGACGTCCATTTCTTAGCCTCAGACAGATTAGAAGCCGTTGGGATACCTAACATTAGGTTTACAGTTATTGACACGCAGAACGTGACAGTACAAAACTTAACAGTCGTCCAACGTATTCATTTAAGAAGAGTGGCTGCACAATGACTTTTAAGCAGTTTGAAGATAAGCTTACTAAGAACACTATGCAAATATTGTTTGACGTGTCTGCTGACTTCAAAAGCGATGTGAGTATTGCACCAGTAGTATCAGGTGACTTGAAGCGCGACTGGAAACAAACTAGGCTACCAAATGGCTTCGCGGTTACAAACAACATGATATACGCTCCAAAGATATGGGTGGGTAAACCCTCAGCACCTGACACATGGCAAGTGCCGAACGGCTTACACCCTATATACACGAAGTATAAAAAGATA